ATCTTCCGCAGCAACGGCGCTGGCCCAACTGGCATCAGCTAAGGAGTAAGGTGTTATGGCTGTTAATCTAAGTCAGATCAGAGACCTTCTCCTCCCCGGCCTCCGTGGCGTTGAAGGCAAGTACGAAATGATCTCGTCGCAGTACGACAAGATCTTCACAAAGCACGAATCAAAGATGGCTCTGGAACGCACTGCTGAAATGCGTTACCTCGGCCTTGCACAGCTCAAGACCGAAGGTGGTCAGACGGCTTTTGATTCGAATGCTGGTGAGCGTTTCGTTTGGAACCAAGAGCATACTGAAATTGCTCTGGGTTACGCGATTACCCGTAAGGCAATCGACGATAACCTCTACAAGACCCAGTTCATGCCATCTAACCTTGGCTTGGTGGAATCATTCCAGCAGACTAAGGAAATTTATGGCGCGAACATTCTTAATACGGCACAGACGTACAACGCAGCAGTTGGCGGTGACGGTGTAGCACTTTGCTCCACGGCGCATCCAATTGACGGTGGTACGGTTGCTAACACGCCAACGACTCAGGTTGATTTGAACGAAGCTACGCTACTGAATGCAATGATTGCAATCCGTGCTAACTTCAAAGATCAGGCTGGCTTGAAGATCTTTGCTCGTGGCCGCAAGCTCATCGTTCCTCCGCAGTTGGAACCAGTTGCAATTCGTCTTACGAAGACTGAATTGCGTCCCGGTACTGCAGATAACGACGTCAACGCGATCATGATGACGGCAGGCGGACTCAGCGAAGGCTACATGGTCAACGACTTCTTGACCTCGTCCTATGCTTGGTTCCTCCTCACCAACATCGATGGCTTGGCGTATATGGAGCGCATTAAGTTCGAAACAGACATGCAAGTCGATTTTGTCACTGACAACTTGCTTGTTAAGGGCTATGAGCGTTACTCGTTTGGTTATTATAACTGGAGAAGCATCTACGGTTCGTTCCCAACTTCGTAAATGTTGAGATGAAACTCGTGGATACTCAGAAAGGGTAATCCAAATGGCTAATACAGCATTCTCCGGTCCAGTGATTGTGTTTGGGCAAAACCCAACGCAGCCATCGGATTACAATCCAGACATCGGTGGTTCGTCCCTGTTTTATGCAGGGACGGCTATTCTTGATCCACGCGCACCATTCACATTCCTCCCCGGCGAATCACAGGCGGCGATTGATTATGGTTGGTTGGGCGTAGATAACATTACTACATTGAGCGCGGTGCCTTATACGGCGGCTTCGGCAGCAATTGTTGCTTCGGCTAACCCTACAAGTGCTACTCTTGCTTTAGTGACAACTAGCTCCTCAACGACGGGTGTGTATTATAACAATACAAACTTTGTTCGTTCAGATACTGGCGTGACTGATACGGTTCTGGCACTTGATGCTTATGCATCTGTTACAGGCTCATTCAGCAATGGTGTATTGACAATAACGGCCTCGTCTAACCAAATGCCAATTGGTCCGGGCATGGTTGTTATTTCTACTTCGGGCACGGTATCTCAGGGTACTGCGCTTGGTACTCAAGTTGTTGCTCAGCTTACGACAACGGGAACTTATTCCACGGTGTCGCAAGGGACTACGGGCACATATCAGACTAACGGCAATTTGACTGCAACTTCTGGAACAGTAGTTCTTGCTTACCAGAACGTGCAGCAGTGCGCCGTGCCAAACAATGCTCAGACGCCGAGCCAAGGCAATTGGAGTCCACAGGCTCTTCTTGGTCGTGCAGTGAGTGTTACGGCAGCATCAGGTGCTACATATACTACCGCAAGCGTTAATGGTTATGATGTCTACGGATATCCAATGACCGAAAATATTACGATTACGGCAGGTAGCACGGTCAATGGCAAGAAGGCATTTAAGTATATCAAGTCTGTGGTACTTTCGGGTGGCACGGCTGATACAACTCATGCTTATTCTGTTGGTACGGCTGATGTGTTTGGTCTTCCAATGCGTTCAGATACGTTTGGTGATATCATAGTAAACAATGCTTCGTCGCTAGTTGCTACGACATTGATTACTGCGGCAACAAACTATCTTCCTGCTGACCGCACCACTCCATCGGCCACAACGGCAGATGTTCGTGGAACCTTTGCTGCAACTTCAAGCAGCGGAGCCAATAAACTGATTGTCCGTCAGTCCCCTCAAGCCTATATGGTTCCGTACACCACGGGTCTATTTGGCTTAACCCAGTACTACAACTTCTAAGGAACTAGGCCATGAAGGCACATAAGGGTAAGTCTGATCAAGACGGCACACACGGCGAAGCATACGCTGATGCTGCCGTTCATGATGCATACGCTGGTGGTAATTCGCCAACGGCGCATGAAGCGGAAGAACGTAAGCACGGTGGCCGCACCAAGCGCAAGCATGGTGGCAAGGTCCATCACCTCAACATGATGCACAAAGAGCATCATCACGAGCATCCAAAGGCTGAACATCGCGCAAAGCGTAAGCGCGGTGGTCATGTTCATGCGGAACACGCAATGCACGGCGAACATACCAAGCATCGTGCAGACCGCAAGGCGCGTAAAGCTGGTGGCGAAGTTGGCGCAAACATGCACCCACTTTCCACGGCAAATCGCGGCATGGAGCCGAAAGGCCACAAGTCCTACGAGCCTGAACACGATTAATGTTAGCGAGGGGGTGTAATAGCCCCCTCACTTTCTCATGGGTGTAGTATGACCGCAGCTTGGACACGTTCTGAAGGCAAATCACCATCTGGCGGGTTAAACGCCAAAGGGCGCGCTTCTGCTCGTGCAGAAGGCCATAATCTCAAAGCGCCAACGAAGGATAAAGAAAATCCTCGTCATGATAATTTTTGCTCCCGGATGACCGGGATGAAGCGGAAAATGACTGGATCGGCAAAAGCTGCTGACCCAGATAGCCGCATTAATAAATCACTGCGTAAGTGGGGCTGCTAATGTCTGATAAAGCATTTTGGGAAACTAAGTTACCCAAAGATCATCATACAAAGCATTTGACGCACAAAGAGCAGCAAAGTGCTAAAGCTAGAGCAAGGGCCGCTGGCCGTCCCTACCCAAATCTGGTAGATAATGCTGCTGCGGCACGTAAGAAGGGCAAATAATTATGGTTAATCAGTCACAAACAGGCGTTAATTGGCCTTCAATTACACAAAATGGCAAGTATGAGCCGTTTCAACTGCAGGTTTCGCGTGGTCAAATTACCAACCATGCGCCACAAAATATTTTTGGTTATGGCACGACTCCGGGAACGGCTAACTTATTTCGCACTGTTTGGGAAAACATGGGTACAACGGAATACGTATTTCCATCCTCTGCGACTACAATGACATTGGCTGGTGGTGCGGGTGATACTGCAACCATTACGATTGTTGGCCTTGATGCCAACTACAACGTAATTTCCGAAAATGTCGTGCTAAATGGCGCAACTGGCGTTACAACGACCAATTCTTACCTTCGCATCAATAGTATGTTTGTTTCCGCTGGTAGCGCGACGAACCCTGCAAACGTGGTTACACTTACCAACGGCGGCGTAACATATGCTCAGATTAACACGGGTGTTTTTAATGGTGTAACGAGCAGCCTTGGCGCAACGCAGATGGCTGTGTTTACGGTTCCTGCAGGTTATACGTTCTATGGATGGCGCTATGGCGCTTATTCATCGTTTAACGGTAACAGCGCAAACTACACTACGTATCGTGCAATCACCAATTCTGCTTCCGGCGTTCAAAAGTTAATTGTGCAGACGCCATTCAACACGCAATATGCAATTCAACGTGAGTTTCCGTTCCCATATCCTGAAAAGACGGACTTGCGGTTCCAAATTGCACCAAGCGCGGCTGCAGCGGCAACGGTAAGCATTAACATTGGTGGTGTTTTAATAGCTAACGATACCGCTACGACTTTCTAAGGGGCGGGTATGACCACAAGCAATACGTATAACTTTAATCCTAGCTTGGGTGAATTGACGTTATACGCGTTCAATTTGGCTGGGGTTAGAAACACGGCTATTGCTCAGGAGCATATGGAATCGGCTCGCATGGCAACCAATTTGATGTTGTCGCGGTGGGCTAACCAAGGCGTTAATCTTTGGAAAGTGGAACTTGTGACGGTTAATCTTGTCACGGGTACTTCTACGTATAGCGTTGATCCAAATGTGGTCATGGTTTTGGATGCTTACGTAACAACGCCTAATAGCGGCGCAAATATTGATAGAATCATTTTGCCCGTAAGCCGGACAGAGTATGCTTCATACCCCAACAAACAGCAGCAGGGGTTTCCCACCGTTTACTGGCTGGATAGGTTAATAAGCCCAACACTAACTGTATGGCCCGTCCCAAATACATCTAATGGACCATCCACACTAAGTTATTATGCCGTAACTCAAATTCAAGATTCTAACTTCACGGGTGGCCAAACGGTGGATATTCCTTATCGTTGGATGGAGGCATTTGCCAACGGTTTAGCTTATCGATTAGCCCGTATCTGGAATCCACCACTTACTCAAATGCTGAAACCAGAAGCTGACGAATCATACGCTATTGCGGCGCAACAAGACACGGAGTATGTCTCCATGTATGTCAGCCCTCAAGTCTCCGGCTACTGGAGAAATTAAGTGAATGAATTTTATGTCTACGAGCATTGGCGTCCAGACACCAATGTCTGCTTTTATGTAGGCAAAGGTAAGGATAGCCGTGCTTGGAAAATGACAAGCCGTAATAAATGGCATAAATCAATAGTAAGCAAATTATTGTCTTTAGGTTTTACTGTTGATGTAAGGATTGTTTTTAAAAATTTATTAGAAGACGAAGCGCATAAATTGGAAAAGGAAAGAATCCAATTTTATGGGTTAGAAAATTTATGCAATATTTCTGATGGTGGTGAAGGTGGTTCCGGTATTACAAAAACCCCTGAACAAAAAGAAAAATTAAGCAAATCTTTAAAAGAAGTATTTAAAAACCCTGCAATAAGGGAAAAGATATCTCTTACTCATAAGGGAAAAGCAAAAAGTGAAGAAACTAAGAAAAAAATGTCAGAAGCTGCTAAAAAAAGAGGGTTAAACCCAGAATACCGCAGCAAAATGTCTATTGCTAAAAAGAACATTTCAGAAGACACTCGTAAAAAGATGTCTCAAGCAAATTTGCGCCGTTGGGCCAAAAAAAAGGAGGCGTAAATGGGTTATGCCTCTAAAGTTGGTCGCGCTAGGGTAAGCTCAAAGAACCCGGCGGCTCTGGCCGTCTGCGACAGGTGCGGATTTTGGTACAACCACGTTGATCTGGCTTGGCAGTTTGACTGGGGTGGCGCATCGCTTATTAACAAGCGCATTCTTGTATGCCGTCCCTGCAATGATATCCCGCAAAATCAATTGCGTGCTATTGTGCTTCCGGCAGATCCAATTCCGGTCATGAACCC